TTATTCCCTAGTTGTAGAATCCTCCAGTTCTTCTAACGCGTCCATATAATTATCCATCCATTCCATCTGCCATTGTCTGGGATCTGTTTCTGATATCTGGCTTAACGGATCGATTTCGTCAAACATTCCAAGATTCTCTGCCATATCTAGCGGAAACAAAGTTTCATCTGGACCGATTATTACCTGATCTCCAATCCCTAGATTCCTGTCATAAGCTGTTAATTCTTCCATTGAAATCTCTTCTGGTTCATCCATAGAATCTTCTTTTACATAAAAAGTTAACATTGGAATTTCTGCTTCTTCTGCTTCTATTTTTATGATCGTATAAATTTAAATAAATAATAAATATCAAAAACATCACATTTAAGCGGTTTGTTGAATGTTTTAATATATGTAAACTATCTCTAAATCACTGTATTTAGTAACAAATTAGTAACAGAATAATTCTATATTTTTTAGATTTTTACTGTCTTTACAATAAACTTTTTTTTGGCTTATTGTCAAATGTTTCTTTAAACTTTTTTGGTTTATTTTTGCAATAAAAAAAGACCAGAGGATTTCTCCCCTGGTTCGATTTAAAATTTAAGGTATTTTGTGGCTGAATACCCTGTTACGCTCTTGTACTTAACTTTCGTCCAAGTGCTGCCTTTTTTAATTACTTCTGCTTTTGATCCTTTCGGAATCTTACCGATAACCTTAGATGATCTGTTTGCACTCTGTCTAATCATCAGTGGATCGGATTTTGTGACAACCTTAGCATACACGGTTGCTTTTGCAACTTTCTTCACTGCTGTTTTTACTGCTTCTTTAACCTTAGTAGCCATTCCAAGCTTTTTATTACAGATTCCCTCTGCAATTAACTTCGCAATCTTATTTACGTACTTACCGATTTTATAATCGGACTTAGAATCACAGAAAAAACTCTCTGTCATGATCGTTGTTGCCTTTGTGCCATTCAGCATGTACAGGTTCGTTCTCTTCTGCACGTCACGATCTGTAAATCCAGCGGATACCAGTTTCTTCTGTACTCTCTTTGCGTACCTCTTACCATTTTCGGAAACGTATAATACTTCTGTTCCGTGTGCTTTTCCATTATAGCAATTCAAATGACCTTCTACGACGAGATCATAGTTCTTTGCATTTAAACGTGTCAGTTTCCATGATTTTTCCTGTGATGCAGCGGTAAATACTTTCTCTGGGCAGATATACAGATCAACACTGTGTCCGTCACTCTCCAGATATTTTTTTACCTTTTTCATCAGCTTTTTATTGTACTTATACTCGTTTACTCCACCGCAATCTTCTCCACTTGCTGATGTATATGATCCATTTTTAAGCAAACTGTGTCCTACTGTCAATGCGATTCTCATATGTCTACACCTCCTGTTCTGCTGCTGCCTGATTATCTTCTGTCTGTTCCTGTTCCTCTGGATCTTCTAAGTCAGTTTCATGTAACGGAGTCTCTGCGTAATTTGTCCATGTTCCGTCATCTAACTCTGTCGTATGATTGATCTTATCTTCTCTGCTGACTTCCTTAACATCTTCTAAATCGTATACTGAATTATTTAATTTACCGTCATCCAAAAGGTCTTTGACACCGTCAAACCATAACTGAACGATCTCTTTTAACATGCTCTCGCTTACAAATAATTGAATAGGTTTAGGCAAAAGTCCTCTGGCCATATGTATTACATAATCAAATTTCTGCTGTCCTTGCTTGGATGCACGGAAGGTTTTCTCTGCTTCTACAAACAGCTTGTAAACATCCAGCCTGATTCCTTCAAGCCCTTTTCTTGTGATATAGTCGATTAACTTCTTAACTAAAAAGACAATGATCAACGCTGTGATCACTGCCAAGAATAACACTTTATTCTGTTCAAATAATTCTTTCATCTTATTTCTCCTTCTTATAGTCCAACTTGTTTGAGTACGAATCCGATCACTGCCCCGACAACTGCTGTTAGGACATACATAGAAATACTTCTCCATTTTTCTCCGTCTCGGTTTTCCAACTCTTCAAGCCGCTTGCTTTGTTCTGTCTGATTAACGAGCATATGTTCCATGTTGATAGCGAGCTTTTGAACGGACAATGTAAGGTCATTGATCTGTCTTACTGTCACTTCTAACGCTTCAATTCTTTTGTTTTGTCGGGTTTGCTCATGATCAACATCACTCGCAAATGCATTATGTTCATTTCTACTTATGTATTCGTCATCTGCCATATTCTTCCTTTCTAATATCATTGCTGCATTAAATTGTTACATAAAAATAAGACCTCTTAGGGTCTTGCTCGTATTTTTATAAAATTTTTCATTTTGCTTTCACCTTATGAACATCTAGGATCATCAAGACGTTTCTTTAATGTTTCATAGATTGTACCATCAAGTCCTGTTCTCGCATCTACAACTTCGGCTGCGGACGGAGTTGTAGAACTAAAATTTTTTAATAACTCATCATACTGTCTTTCTAAGCTTGTCTGTCTTGTATCGCAATCATCTGCGATATCATTTGATCTTTTAATTCCATCATGGATGGCTTGCCGTACATCTTTTCCGAAGATTGCTTTTAAGATATCATTCAAGATTTGTGTCATATCAACCATATTTTTTCCTTTCCGCAAGCAGTAACACAGCTAAATTCTGATCTAAAAAATTCGTTTGTAACACATTACGCAGAACTGACAGGAACAGGAAATAATTATTTCTACGTTGATCGCAGAGAAGGATATCGTTTAAGCTCAGCAATATTACACGTATATGATACAGGATACATGCGAGTAGAATCGATATCACAAGAGGTCAACAATGAAAATTGCTACGTAATATGGACCAATATTAGTTATCCGAAAGACAAAAAAATTGGCTGTGATCTTGTGTGGATCAAAGAAAACTTCCTATGGAATTAAAATATTTTAATTTGACTTATAGTATATAACTTCGCAAGGACATCCTTGATATGCAGAAGGAACTTCTATCAAATATAATTCTTTTCCATACAATGCCATGCCTAATACATTGTATCGCCACTGATCATACTTTTTTACTCTTATAGCTATCGGTACCATATTATCGGACCAATTAGCATGTATGATACCTTCTGAGCTATTGGGTGTGGTCATATTGCCTATAATCTGTATTATGCTTTTCATATCAGAATTTAGCTGTGTCGCTGCTTACTATTAAATTATCTTATTCCACTCTGTTCTCGCACGGAGAACGACTCCTAATTCTATGTCTTTGCATAAAAGTAAAACCTCCCTCTTGGCAGATTTTTTGTTTCTTTCTATAATTCTCTTTACTTCTTATTTATGCTGCATATTTTTTATATTGATAATGCAGTTGTTCTGAATTTGCATCATAATATACATTACAGGTCATATTTACATCTGTATGCCCCATTAATATTGCTACATCCTGTGCCGGCATTCCTCTGTTTATAAGTCTTGTGCAGAATGTTCGTCTGAATTTATGCGGATATGCTCGGATTCCACACTTATTTCCAAGATTTCGAACGATTCTTTCTATTCCATCCTTTTGGAGTCTGGAATAAGGATATCGACCTGTAACAAATAATGCGTTATTACTATCGTTCCTTGTTCTTAAGTACAATTCTAAATACAAGGATGCCTGATCAGATACAAAAACAGTTCTTTCCTTATCTCCTTTTCCTAAGATCGCAATTTCTTTCTTTTCGAAATTAATGTCAGAAATATTTACATTGCTCATTTCTGATACCCTACATCCTGTTGCTACAAGCATTTCTATCAACGCCCTATCTCGTATACTCTCGCATGATAATCTCATTTGTTCCATCTCTTTTTCTGTGTATGCCATCTTCTTTTTCTTTGTTGTTTTTATCTTCTTTACTCTTCGCATTGGATTTTTGCTTATATACTCTTCATCGCAGAGCCAGGTGAAAAAGGATGATAGTACGCATCTTTTATTATTCAAGCTTGTATTCGATAAACTACGTTCTTGCTTATATTTAAATAAAAAACCTCTAATGTCTACCGAATCGATTTCGTTTATATCCTTTCCTGTGAAGTATTCTGCAAACTGTCTAAGATGTACGTCATATTGTTTGATTGTGTTACTAGATTTATTCTCGACTGCCAACGTTGCAAGAAAGATATTTTTCAACTTTTCTATACTATCGTTGTATTCTGCCAACTCTGTACTTTCTTTCGTCATTGCAATTCCTTGTAATTCTTCACATAGTACAATTTCTATGTAATCTAGATCCTCTTTCTGCATTCTACTGCCTAACTTAAGAATTATATTGCCTATTATTTTTTCTCGCATAAAAATCTCCTTCCTATGCGATTATTATATCAGCAAGCTTTCGCAACTAAATTCTGATAAGGAGTGGAAAACTTATTTTGACGACGGAATTAAAATAGTAACAAATAACCAATGTACCATATTTTACATCAGGAAAAGCAAAAGTTTGATCGGTGGCAACATAAATGATCAAACTTTAATAGACTTACCAAATGGCATCGTCTTTAAAGATGAAATTTTTGCACCTTGTGAAATTCTTGACGGCAGTTGGACCCCTTATGGAAATACTGGGTATGTAAATGGCAGAAACGAGAAAATAACTGTGCGATGCAAAGATAGTGCATCCGCTGGTGTAGTTATTGCTACATTTGTGGTTCCTACTAGTTCTATAAAATTTAACTAAATACGCCGATGCCTATTTGATATTATTACATTGTGATTGCTATTCAATTATAATTATTCAAAGTAACATCCCGGCGGTGCTATTAATACATAATTTCCGTATGCATTTAGATTATTCAATGTAAATCCGTACCATTCAAGTGAGGTTGTAAGATTAAGGTTCCCCAAATTTATAGGAACTACTTCATCCACATGCCCTTCTGAAAAATGTACACGAATGACAGATAATACTGTCGTTCCATTACTATTTCCAAACAATAGGCACGCCAATTTATCTACTTTTTTAGTAATTTCAGAGCAATTGCTAAAAATAATTTTTGCAGAAGTATTTATTTCGTTGATAATCCATTTCACGTTAGCCTTATCTGTCTTATCAACTTTATCAGAATTTAGCTGCGCAATTGAGCTGTGCGCATCATCAATCCCTTGCTCCATATGATTAAAATTTTCCGCACTAAGCGGTGTGCTTCCTTTTACCCATGTTTTCTTTGTGTATGCCATTTTTATCTCCTTTCATTTAACAGCAATAAATCTGATCTTCGCTGTTACTGCAGCAATAAATCATCTGTCCTTTTACAAGCTCTGCCGTTACATATTTTGTTGTTCCATCTAATTGTGTCAATACAAGCGTTGTTCCACTGGCAGAAATTCCTGTAATCGCCTTATTTGCGTCTGTCTGTTTTGCAGCCGTATAACCTAACGCTGTGTTTACGTTTGATGCCGTTATTTCTCCTCTTATTGTTGCACTGGATTTATTTTCAACACTTCCTAATCCTACTTGAGACTTTGTGACTCCGTGAGGATTGTTTTTGTTTCCTGTGTGATTACTCACATAGTTTTTTATTTTATTCCACAGCTTCAAAAGTCCTGTTTCATCTAAATAACTTGCCATCTAATCACCATTCCTTATGTAAGATTTGTATCCATCCATGTGTTCGTGATCGCATATATTTGGAATTTTTCCCCTAGTGCATCCCACGCTTTTCCGTTCCATGCAACATTCATCCCTGCGGCTCCATAAGATGACGCTGCTACAATATCATAAACATCTCCTGTTGTTTGTCCAGATGTTGGCAATTTATCTTCTGTCGCCACAGACCCTCTATATTTATACACACCAGTAATATCGGATTTTTTTGCGTATGTGCTTGATAAGGTTGCATTTGTTGGAAGATCATCGAGTTTTGCCTTATCTGTGTGGGACATAAGTCCTGGAATGCTAACATCCGCAGTTGGCAATTCTACTGATGTGTGCATAAGGATGTTGGAAGATGTATTATTTCCCAATCCTATAGTCATCTTATGCTTTTCAGGGTTAACACCCAATATTAAATCTAATCGTTTCCAATCACCACTACCACTTAAAAATGCTTCATTATGTCCAGTACTTGGAGCCGGTACTAATCCATGTGTACCGGATGCAGAATCCGTGGCTCCTTTAAAATCACTATAAGTTGTATTGCTGTCCGCACCCCATACCGCTGTTCCTTCTGAACTCCATCTTAGAATCTGCCCAGAGCTACCGCCGGCAGGAATATGCTTGTTTCCTGAACTCGTAGGATGTGCATATTTATTTGCCCCTTCCGCGATTCCTGCGAGCTTTGTTTTTTCTACTGTTGTATAATCATTTGTAGACAATCCTTTGCCATCTACTTTATCTACTTTTCCTGAGATCATATTCGTTATCTTTGCTACTATCTTCTGCCAGAGATATAAGACACCGTTTTGATCAAGATAATTATTATCTGCCATTGTTTTCTCCTTTAATTTAAGGTTCCCTCTAAAACTTCATTTGTGATTGGTTCCAGGTTTAATCCTGGAAGGTTGTACATTTCTGTTCTAACTTCACTTATCTGAGCCTTTAAATTTACAGAATCATTTACCTGTTTGTCTGTCAATGTACTGATTGTTCTTCCAAGAGTTATTTTATTATTTGTTGGATTCTCAAGATCTAGTTCATATTTACTTACAAGATAGTACGTGCTCACATCTCCAAACGTGCTCATGATTCCATGCTGTGTAGAAATGCAAGGAACAAGATCTCCAAGTCTGATTGCGTTAATATCAACGTCGATCATATGCAGATCAACAGCTGTAAGTTCAATCGTGATTGCTAAGTTGATGCACTTCTGCAGATATTTATTTGCTTCTTCCAGTAGTTTGTCTGGATCATATACCTCAGAGAAATCAACCTTGTCATAAATCCAACCATACAAATTTACCGCGTCTTGGTTATATACATAATCTGTTCCATTGTGTCCATTCGCTGTTGTGATTGTCACGTTATCTTTTCCAACTGGGATGATCGCTGTTTTAATGTCTTCTGCCTTAGAGTATTTCTTCAGATCAAGAAGATTTTCTCCAAATCTAATGACCTGATTACTTACGTTTCCATACTGCTTTACGTAATCGAGATATCGCACGTTCCCATCATACCGGACACGAAGATATCCATCATATTTCTCCAAAAAATTGGAATTAATAAAATCCCAGGTCTTCTCATAATTTGTCGATAAACTTGGAATCGTAACACTTTCGATATCGATCACGCCGATTTCAAATCTCTTTGCTTCCTCTACCTGTGAATTATGCTCTTGAATCAATCTTTTAAAAATCTCTATATTGGTATCGGCTGTCCCAGCTTCTGTTGTTTCGGTTCCGTAATTATGCGGTCGCTGAATTGAATCTAACAAAAAAGACAACTCTCCTTCACAGGAAATCTGTCCAGTGTTTTTGAAGTCTTGTTCGTTTGTCAGACTTCTTCCAGAAAACAATAATTCATCGTCTGCATATACTTCAATCTTAGATTTTAGTTTATTTACGTCATTTACATGAGGATGTGTTGAAAGCATTCCAAAATCAAGATTTCCTGTTTTATTCAGTTCCAATGAGATTTTAGGTGAAAGCACATGATAATCTGGATCACGAATATCATGTAGCACTTTTCCATCACACAATACTCTATACATTTACAAACTACCTCCTCGATAATCAATTGAAATAACGCCAGTTCCTTTGAACGTTAAAATATTATCTCCTTCTGTCAACCAGATGTTAAACACTTTATTTCTGCCTGCGAGAAGTGAATATTCTGTGCCATTGTAACTAACTTTCATTGCTGTACTACATTCAATAACTGGAATGATCCGTTTTCTTCTTCCTGGAATGCATAACTGATACTCTCCATTGACTTTAATACCCTTATATTCTCTTATAATGTCTGTTTCAAAATTGAAGGTATCCCATTCCCAGTCTTCAAGGGATGAATATCTTTCATACTTATACGGATCGACATCTCCTGAAATCACAAGTTTTCCATTTACTCTGTCAGTTTTTTCAACGTCAATTGTGAGTCTTCCGATATAATAAAAACTAGGATCTGTATCGAATATGATCTTCACCCTCTTACCCACAAGATAATTTGCAATTTCAGAAATGCACATTCCCCACTGAAAGAAATCTTCGTCCGGAGTTTCAAACTCTAAAGAGATGTTTCGGTTTTTATACTTCACATCTCCGCCAGTAACTGCTTCAGTGATATCCAGTGTTCCATCTGCTCCTTGAATATCCAGTTCATATGTTTTTGGTTCCGGAAAACCAAGAGTGATCGCAGTCCATCCAAGATTCCAATCCTTTAAGGTATGTTTTTCTCCGATCGTGACTCCTAATGTTCCTGGCATACTATACACCTCCTCTTGATTTTCGTGTTGCTCTTGTACTTAATTCTGTATCCATGTAAGGGGCGATTACTCTTGTAATCTCTCGACCATCTACAATCACAGGCACCTCAATTCGTTCTGGTCCAGTATAAACTATTGATTCTGATCCATTAGCTGAATCTGTTTGCACAACTGGCTGCATTCTTGTTGTGATCGTCTGCATCTGCAGGTTAATCGCATCCTGCATCCTTGACTGAATATCTTGAACGTTCAACTTCGCTTTCGCAAATTTCTGTGCCATGTTCTGAGAGATCGTTCCCATTTGTTTATACAGATTTGGCGCTTCTTTTTCATGTCCTTTGATTGCTCCCTGAATATCATAGGAACCGATCTCTGTAAATTCTCGAGACGGGGAATGAATCTTAAGTGTGTCTTTGGCCGTCTTGATAATGTTCTGGCAGATCTTTTTCATGGATTTGCTGAGGTTTCTGGTTTCGCTTTCCATACCTGCAGTTAATCCCTTAGCAATATTAACTCCTGCCTGTTTCATCTCTTTCTGCAGATCATCTGTGACTGTTTTCATTTCAGATTCATAATTCGCTTGAAGTTTTGCGAGATCATCTCCAAAGAAGTTTTCAGAAAATGTTTTGGACATGCTCTGTTGCTGATTCCACTTATTAATGTAAGCCTGCTGTTCAGCTTCTGACATATGCTGAAACCATGCCATATAAGCATTTCCTGCATCAATGTCCATTCCGAGAATCTTTTCCATCATAGACTCAGGAATCTTGTTTTCTAGCGACTTCAAGTTCTTTTGATACTTTTCAATGTCCATGATATTCTGATCAAGGTTATAGATATTTCCCCAAGATTGCTGTTTATCAGTTAAACTGTCCATCTTGTTCTTGATGTTATTATACGCTTCCTGGTATTCATCTGACAGTTCCTGTAGTTTTTCCTGTGCAATCTTATTTAATCGATCAGCTTCTTTCTCAAATGCATCATTGTATGCTGCTGCCGTTTTTTCTCCTGCAATTTTTAATTGCTTTTCTTCTGCAGCATTCTGCTTCTTTAACTTTTTCAGCTGTTTTTTTAATTTTGCTTTTTTCTTTTTATTTTTTGTCTTACTGATCTTATCTTGAAGATTTTTCTCTGCTGTATCGTGCTTTGAAGAAACTTTACTTGTCTGCTGATCAATAATCTCTTGTACCGTTTCTGATGATCTTGATTTTGCAGTACTTAATGCTTCAGATATTCCAGATATCAGATTGTTTCCAATATCAGAATAGTTACCTTTCTTTGATGCACTCTTAGCTGCAGCTAAAGCATCGTTAACAGATGTATTCATTTCCGCATTAAGTTCTGTCTGCCCTTCTTTTACACCTCTTACAATACCTGCCGGAATATTCTTACCAATCGCATCTTTATAGACTTTCGACGGAGAATGTATTCCAAGCGCTGTCGCTGTGGCTTCTACAGATGCACTTGCCATCTCCCCAGAAGCATTTTCTACATCTTTTGTATTATCTCTGATACCTGCTGCCATTCCTAACGGCATCCACTTTCCAACCTGATTCTTCATAATACGAGATGGAGAATGGATACCACCCTCTGCTTTGGCTGCAGATACCGCGTTTCTCACAGCTTCTCTTGCTGCTTCTGATACAGCACCAGAGTTTGATCTGATACCAGATGCTAAGCCAAGTGATAAATTGCTACCTACAGACACAAAAGATGACTTCTGACTACTTGCACCAGAAGATCCAGATTTGGCCACTTTGGATCCAGCACTCTTTGCAGTACCAGATTTTGATGTGATCCCCTTTGAAAATTCCGATGTCATCTTTCCACCGGCTGTTTTTGCTTTTCCTGAACCAGAAGCAAGCCCTGCTGCGGTTGTTTTGCTGATTTTATCCGCAGCTGATTTTGTTTTGCCGGATCCTTTTGAAAAAGAGGATAAATAACTATTAAACGATTGAACTCCGGCACTTGAATTATTCGTAGCAGTAATCTTACTTGCCTTTTTAATCGCCGTACTATTTTTCTTAACTGTAGTAGCCGCTTTTCCTGTTTTGGTTGCAATAGCATCAAACGAGCTTGCTGCAGCTGAATTATCTACCTTGCCGATTTTTAAACTGTTTTTTATCTTTGTTGCTTGGCTTTTTGTCTTTTGTGCTGTACTATCAATAGCTTTTGTAAGACCAAATGCATTCTGATCTCCGGATAAGTCTATCTTTGTTAGTTCTTTGATTGCATCTTGAACTGGCGTCTTTCCTTGTGCAACTTTCGTTGCAAGTTCTGTTGGAATCTTAGACCCATCAATTCCTGCTTTTGTTATTGCTTCCTGGAAAGAAATCATACGACTCAATGCGGCTGCTGCTTCCCTTGGCTTTCCACTACCAGATGTGATCGCATTTGCTAAATAGTCCGGTACCTGTATACCACCTTGCTGTGCCTTAGCTTTCAGATCTTCGAACGTGACAAGATTTTTTACTGCCTGCACAGACGTAGGAACCACATATTGTCCAGAACTAATTCCCTGTGCTACACTATCAGGAACTTTAACACCTGCATCCTTTGCCTTTTGGATCAGATCAGTCCAATTGATCGCATTCTGCATCTGTTTTGTAGCACTCTTAAATGATATAGATCCATCTGAAATTCCCTTTGACAAATACTGTGGAATCTTCATTCCTTGCTCTTGCATCTTAGAAAGTTCATTGGAATTAATCAAATTATCTAGCTTAATCAAACTCTTCAATTCTTTTCCAGATGTTGGATTCGCATAAACACCTTGTTTAATTCCCTCTCCAACTGATTTCGGGATATCGCTCGATTTAATCTTTGCCTGTTTGGCCAGATCATCTAAGGATTTCAGATACTCTGTATAATTTGCTTGTGCCGTATATTTATCTGTGTATGCGGTCAGTTCTTTTTGTGCTGCATTTAAGTTTTTACCACTTTGCTCAACTGCCTTATTGGCTGTCATCATTGCATCATAGTATTTTGTCAGATCATTAGAAGCTTTCTTATACTCATCACTGCTTGTTGTTATCTTCCCTTGGTTTACCTTTGCGGTAACCTGATTCATTTTTTCAACAGCGGCATTATATTTGTTTGTTGCTTCTGTCTTTTTCTTAATAGCATTTTCATTTTCAATGTCAGCTTTGGCTACTTTGGATGCGGCACTTTCCATCCCTTTTTGGTAAGCCTTAGCCATTGCCTGTTCTTTTAGCGCTGCAATATTCTTTTTGATCGCAGAAGTGGACTTATTTAGCTTATCTGCTTCTTTGTCATACTCAAGATTCAATCCAGGTAATAATTCGTTTAACTGCTTAACAACACTCGCGATCTGTGCTTTTGTTCCGGCGCTTTTATGCTCAACATTCATCAGTTTTGTTAATCTCTGATACAGCTGATCTGCCTGAACACCATTTGCACGTGTAGAATCTACATTTTTCTGATTTTCTTTATGTAAGCTCTTGATCGATGCTGCCATCTCTTCTTGTTTCTTTTTGAGTTTTGTACAAGAAGAATAGTATCGATCTGCTTCTGTAACCGCTTTTTTCTGTGTCAAAGCATATGCTGCGACTCCTGCTGCTAATGCTCCAACCGCAACAACTCCAATTCCAACCGGGCCACCTAAAGCTGTGCAAACTGTTTTGAAGGCTGCTGTTGCAGTTGTAGCTGAGATTGTCTTTCCGGTAAATAACTGGATTGCTGTTCCTAATATCTGAACACCTGTACTTGCACCTTCTGTAGCTGCAGATACGGTTCTAAACGCAGTTACTACTGTTGCTACTGCTTTGTATCCTTTAAAAACTGTAAGTAAGCTAGTAGCAACAGGTAAAGCTACTTCCATGTTATTGCCAACAAGTTTCGCAGCTGCTCCTAATACCTTTAATCCACCGCCACCAACTGCTTTTGCTACTGTTCCAAGATTTTCAACGGTATTTATAGCTTCTTCAGGAACAATTTTTTTAATTCCACCCTTTTTCAATTTGCTAGATAGGATTCTTAATTGCTTTGTCCCAACACCAACGGCTTTTGTTAAAGGTGTCTTAATATCTTCATAGATACCAATTCCCACCGCTTCTGCTGCCGACCCAAGATCATACAATGCTCCTTGCAGATTATTGTTCATGATATCTGCCTGTTTCTTGGCTGCGCCGGAAGAATTATCAATTGCCTTTTGCAGTTTATTGAAATCGGAATCAGATGCATTAACGATTGCCAACAGACCAGACATTGCTTCCTGTCCTGCAATAGCTGCAGCATACTGGGATTTCTGGCTGTCTGTTAATCCAGAGAACTTTTCTCTTAATTCCGCCATCGTCTGTCTCATTGGCTTCATGGATCCATCAGCTTTTGTTGTGCTGATACCCAAAGCACTCAATGCTGCTGCTGCATCTTTTGGCGGTTTTACAAGTCGTGTCAGGATAGATCTTAACTCTGTACCTGCCTGTGATCCCTTGATTCCGGCATTTGCCATCAGTCCAATTGCTGTAGCTGTATCTTCGATACCGTACTTCATAGACCCGGCAAGAGGGGCAACATACTTAAATGTTTCTCCCATCATTGCAACATTGGTGTTAGAACTACTCGATGCTTTAGCTAGTACATCTGCAAAATGTCCGGAGTCCTTTGCTTTCAGTCCAAACGCAGTCATGGAGTCTGTCACAATGTCGGATACTGTTCCCAGATCTTCTCCGGAAGCTGCAGCTAAGTTCATAACACCAGACAATCCAGAAACCATCTGATTTGTTTTCCATCCTGCCATAGCCATGTACTTAAGTGCTGTAGCAGATTCCGTAGCAGAAAACTTCGTTGTAGCTCCCATCTGCTTTGCTTTTGCAGATAGCTTTTCCAGGTCCTTTCCAGATGCTCCGGAGATTGCCTGAACCTCACTCATTCCTGTTTCAAAAGACTTACCTACATCGATCGTCTTTTTTGCGGCCGCCACAGATGCAACTCCAATTACTGCTGCAGATTTTTTCATCAATCCGGCCATCTTTGATGTTGCGCTCTCTGTACTTGCTACTGTACTTTGATTAGATTCTTCCCAAGACTTTTTTGCACCATCTGCACTTTCTTTTGCAGTATCCTTTACCTTTTTATGAGACTGCTGCATCTTCGTAGATGCGGATTCTGTTCCTTTTGCTGCAGTATCAGCTCCTTGCTTTGCTGCCTGTCCTGCTTTCGATGCTGAATCCTTTGCACTCTTTTCTACTTGTTTTCCAGTTTTCTCTGCTGACTTAGCAACTTCTTCTACACTCTTTTGCGCCTGATCAGAAGCTTTATCTATCTCCTGTGCTGTACTCTTAGAAGAAGATTCAACCTCTTTCTTAAGATCATTTAATCCTTTTTCTGCACCAGAATTATCCAGTTTGGTTTCTATTGTAACTGTACCATCTGCCATGTCTTCACCTCGTCAAATACCTATATACCTAAAAATCTAAAGTTTCTAAGCTATTTGACGTCCTGGGTGCTCAACCTGCAGATCCAAGCTCTCGCCTGTTCGCTTCTCTTATCACAATATTCCTGACAGATCACCGCCATTTAGCAGTATCTGTGTTATCTCATCCTGTCTCTTCTTCTCTTCTTTACTTATATCATCCGGAAGTGCATAGATCTTTTGCATCTCCCTTATCCTTTTTCTCTGTTCTTTGTCAAAATTCTTTAACTCTGCCCCACGATATCCGATAATCTCGCAAATCTTACAATCATCATGAAGGGCACTGAATAGCGACATAAATTTCCACCAGTGCAAAAAATCAACCTCGAACAGATCAATCTTATAATCCTGCATAAACCCTGCATTGATATAATCAAAATCATATTCAAAGCTGATCACTTTTTTCTTTGCTTTCGCCTTTGTTTGTTCGTCTTCCTTACCACAGGAATAAAACCACAGCATCTTTTCCATTGCTTCTTCCAGATCATCAGGAATATTATCTTCGTAAAAAAGTTTTAGTGCATCATAATATTTTGCATTTGCGATCGCATCTTTTTCTTCAATATCGATTTCTTTCATCATTTCTTCTGCAAACTTCTTTTGATCATCTGTAACTTCTTTTCCAAAGATAATCCCTTCAACATTCATGATCGTTCGGAAATCAGCATCGATCTTATATGTTTTACTCCCGATATCCACTGACACCGGGAGTTCTCTTCTAATCATTCAACTCCTAACATCTTAGACAGTTCATTGACTCTCTTTTCATGATCTGCTAACTGTGAATCTCTGATAGAATAAAGCTTCTTAACTGCTTTCGTTCTTTCTGTCAGATCATGTTTAGCAGTAAAGATTTTATCTGCAGAACCTTCTCCGAATACTGCATCAAAAAACCTACTCATGATTTCTGACTCGTTTGCAACGCCTTCTGGACCCATCATTCCATCTTTTACATTCTTTTCTTCGTACTCTCCAAGTTCCTTCCACATCTCTTTGCTTGCATCATTAAACTTCTTCATCATATCTGCATCCAGAAAATTAAATGCAAGCTTCTCTCCATTCCAAATAAACATATATCTTACTCCTTAATTCTAATTCCAAGCTTCGCTTCGCTTTCGTTTACTCCGTTGCTGAATCCGGTGTAAATGTCTTTGTCTTTGTATCAAATTTACCCATAACAGGATCTCCTTTGTCGTGAAGTGTTCCCTCAACCTGTAATTCTCCGTCATTATCAGAGAAACTTGAAATTTCAGCAGCTACGGTAAACATACGTGCTTTGAATACTGTCCCAGTGATATCTCCCTCTACTTTTTCATCCAGATCAACGCGAACAAATTCACGTTCTGCATCTGCTCCTGTTTTTCTCTCTTTGCCAATACTGACCAGATCTTTAATGACCTTTTCGCTTGGAATCTGATCGGCTGTAAATCCGTGCTCACCTTCATAACTTGCAATGCTTGATGTGGATGATTTATCATTGATATATTTTTTACTTGTTGTCTGTGCTCCTGGATCTTCATTTAACTCTGTAAAACCAGTTCCCATAAGTTCGAAGTTCTCTCCTACTTTTAAGTAAGAAGCTTCCTGATAACGCTGTTTTACTGTTTTGCTTGCTGTTTCTGCCATTTTATATTCCTCCTAATTTCTGATAATAAATTAACTGGCACTGAATCTGGTACTGTGCTTTTGATGCATCTGCGTTAAACACGTAGCCATTTGTCAGTGCCTGTATTTTAATTGCTCTTTTTCCTTTATCCATTTCCGGAAGTTCATTATTGATCGTACATCGTTCCAACCAGTCCGAGAAATCTTCGTAAAACTCCGCCACATCGATATTCTCTGCAACGTCTGCCCCGAAGTACTCTCTACTTGCCAAGACAAAATTAAAACGGCGTTCTATGTCACCGTTAATATACCGTTTTTTAATTGGCTGTGATGTTACCGATGCTTCAATCGCATAACTTTTTGTATCTTCCGGAAGATGTTCCACACCCACCAGATCATCAAATGTGTGCAGTCCTGGATAATCCTGGATAAATGCTCTCACACTTGCGATCACACTCATTCTGCTTTACCTCCTACAAAATCTGCAACAGACTGGACAATCTGATCTCCATTGTCTGCCCAACATCTTTGATCCCATTCTTTTCCACGGAGTCCTTTTCCGCCATTTTCATGGTACTGTTTCTGTGCATATGGAGTTACAAACTGGATTGAGTCCACGTTCTCTATTGCGGTATCTTTTAATACTCCGGTCAAGAACGGAACGTATGGATCCATCTTTCTTCGGAACTCTCCGGTAAAAAATCTTTGTGCAGGTCCACCAACTTGAAGACCTCTTGTCTTTAAGATCTGATCTGGCGAAAGTTCGACTTTAACCTGTGTTCCCATTTAAGCACCTCCGATTCTCCAATGTGGCAAACTTCCTCTCCGGTTATCCGAAAACGATAATACTTTTCCCGTGTACTGCTGTTTTAAAAATTCTGATTCTTTCTCAAAATCATCTAACAATCCTTTTCCAAACAGATCCCCGTTGTTGATTGTCCAATACTTTTCTGCTTCTTCTGCAGATAATTCCCGATACTTGTCTGCATCGATATATTCTCTCCCTTCTGTATCTGCAGATAACGGGATGCGGATCTGATACAAATCGGCAGAACTGAGTCCCTGATCGGTAACAGTTGTCTGCTGCTTTGTGTAAAAATTAACACCTTTGATCTGAGTCTTTAAATAGATCTTTCGTGCTGTTTTCTTATCAACTCCGCGATTGTTATAAATCGTCAGATCTGCATTTGTAATCATAAGGCCCACACCCCCTGTACAAGAGTCCTGTATGCGCAAGATAAGGATATGCTGCTTTCTTACAACGATACTCTCCTGTTCCTGTTGCTTTGCTCTGACTCGTCACAAAGCTGACACTGTATCCATCGTTGTTCTCACTTGCGATCTCCCTTCCTACATCATCTTTTCTCATTCTGTCCTGATACATTACATCTGCCACTGCACATGTGGCCAGACTCACTTCCTCTGGAATCTCTGTCATATCATCAACTCTGGCAAATGTAAGGAATTTCACAAAAATGCTTGCCTTTAAGATCATTCCAGGGAAAGCTTTCTCCGGTATGATCTCGCCATAAAATTTATTTTCGTAGAAATCCCTGTTTGCATATTCCACCATACCGGATCACCGCCTACCCTCTGGAAATGATTCTTGCGATTGGAATTGCTTTGTGATCGATCACTTTCTTATCGGAATTTGTTTTTCCGTTATCAACCAGTGTCCAGTTAGATCCATCAGCAAGTTCTGTATCTGTTGGGGATTTTGCAGCCATAGATTTTCTAGTAAATGAAATGCCGTATGGTGCAAATACTTTTCTCTGTCTCATATACAGAGTATCTTCTCCACCATGTGTTTTTGGGTCACGATACATTTCATATGGTACTTTGGCACCAATGTCTTCATAATCAAAAGCTCCATCACCTAATACATAAGTTGTATATTTTGTGTAAGCTTCCTGTGCTGCAACATAACCAGACTCTCCTTTTGTTCCACTTTCTTCTACTGCAGCAACTTCTTCTGTTGGCATAGAATCATCGATCAGAACTAAGCGGCCATTCCATGTTGCAAGAGTTAAGTCTCTTTCAACTCCATTTGCATCTGTCTGTGTCATATATTTTAACAGTTTCAGATTTTCAAGATTCGTTGCCACCGCGCTGTGCATGATCGCGATCGTAAACTTAGACTTATTGTCTCCTGCTGCCTTCTGTAAAGCTGTATTTAATGTATCAGCCTGGACAACATTCTTTACATTTCCATCTTTGTCGGTTGCTGTTACTGCTGTGATATCAGATGTATGTGTATCAACAAAGACTTTGTTTTCTTTTCCGGTCATTGCAAAGACACCTTCCAGGATCTTTACTAATGTTGTCTGATCCAGATCAGCTTTGTAATCGTTAACCTGTGCTGCAACATTGTCCATAAAGCTTACGCCACCTGTGACATCTTCTGAAAAGTCTCGTTCTGTCCACCCTTTCATACGACCAACTACAATGACACCTCTCTCAAATGTATCTGTACTTTCAGACTTAAGATCTGTCTCACCATCATAGTTCTGTGCTGCTCCACCGATCAGACCATGCATTGGCAATACTGCATATACTGTTCCTGTCTGTGAACTGAACGTGTTTTTGATATCCTGATTACCTTTTAAGGCTCTGGACTTGATCAGCTCGTTCCTTTTTAAATTTGGAATCCTCTCTGTGTAGGCACCGAATGCCTGAGGATTGAATGATTTAGAATCAAATTTTTCTCCTGCCATTTCTTACTCCTTTATTTAAATCTCTGCTCCGGGATTCTGTTCCATATAGTCACAGAGTTCCGAATATGTCATTTCACTTGGTTTCTTTCCACCAATACCGCCGGAACCACCATTTGTTCCTTTAACGATCGTTGGTGCAGGTTCATCGCTTTCAAACAAAAAGCCGTTTTCTTCCTTGATCTGTGACAGCTGTTCGTCTAAACCAATGATCTTTCCATCATTTAGTTTCAGTCCGTCCATATCAAGTAACGCTTTGACCGCTTTGCTGTTTCTAGCTTTCGCTCCTGTCAATGCTGCAGATAACGCATAATCAAATTTCATTTCTGAGATCTGTGCATCTGCATCACTCTTTGCTTTCTCAGCTTTCTCTTTCCAGTCATCTGCTGCCTGCTTGATTCCGTCAATATCCATGTCTTTAAACTTCTGAATCTCTGCATTTGCATCGTTTACCTGAGTTTCAAGATTCTCCGCTTTAAGCTTATAGCTGTCTCGCTCCTGAATGATCTTCTCTGCTTTTTTCTGTTCTGCTGCGATATCCTTTCCGTTTTCAGCCATGATCTTATCAATCACTTCCTGGGAAAGATTTAAACCTTTTAAAAAATCTGTTTTCATGTTGCTTATTCTCCTTTCGTATTAGGTTGTTTTAGGCGTGTAACCGACCGCCACGAACCGACTGTTTAAGGTCTGATCAGCTGACCAATGTTATTTCTTTGCATAAAAATAACACCCAGATCTCTCTGCGTGTCCTCTGCAGCTTAACCCTGCTGCGGGGAGATATTTGGATCACCATCCCTTCTATTCTGCTGACTTCATGTTTCGCTGCTCCTTTCTTAAAATTTCGTATAAAAATACCACCTGACATTGATCAGGTGGCGTTTAATCTAAATTAAGTTTTTCTTTACATGCATCACAATAAAATGATTTTGTTGTTTTTGGATTTCCAACTGGTACTAACTTTCCTTTTTTGCATAATGGACAAGTTGCTTCTTGCCCTTGTCTTACTTTTTTAATTGCTTCATCAACTTCATCCCAAAATCTCATATATAATCACCTCCACGGTAATTCTGGATACAATTCTTTTATTTCTTTAATTATACTTCTTAATTCATCTGCAGTCAATGTATTACGGCGATACTTATGTTTTAACTCCTGAGCTCTGCAAACGCATTCTGACCACTGTGATCCACCAATATCATATCGATGATGTGTTATTTCATGAATCAATGTTTCAGCGGTTTTTTCAATTGTTTTTGTGTCTGATGCATAAATACGAATATTATCTTTCCATTGCTTTCCGTATAACTTATCTGGATTATCAACATGATATGCTAATTCTATATTAATTTCTGGATGATCAACAATATATTTCATTGTCTCTTTTCCAATGTCGGACTTATTCAAATTTCTCTGAACGCTCCAATGATTGATCAGATCCTTTTGTCCTAAATTAAAATCAGTTAATCGTTCTGTAAATTTAGATTCATTGACTTTTGTTTTTCTATTACTCCATACAGCTTTCTGTGCAACACTACGACCAAATCCAACGATATCTCCTGCTTTGTTCTTCACTGCATGGATCTGAACTCTGGCAGATTCATATCTTCTTCCTGTTTCTTTACAGAAAGCTTTCAATGCCGCTTCCTGTTTCTTTAATCTTACAGATTCTTCATTAAAGCGATTCTGTAAAGTATTTTTCAAAGTATCATCTTTCGCTTCACTGATCGCTGAATTATATCCAGCAAGTTTCCTCTTTGTTTCTCTGATCTGTCGTTCATGACTTCTCTGCATCTGACTTGCTTCATATTCTGTAAATTGCTTTCCATTGTATTCCACATTCTTTGCAGAATAATCATCTAACATCTCTTGCGTATATGCTGGTGTCGATATTCCTAGGAAGAATGCATGGAAGTTATGGCGGCAATTCCAACCACATAAACCTGGCCCTGTTCCATATCCTGTCGCTTCATAGAAGTTTTCATACTTCGGATCAGTCCCAGATAAACAAAAGACCTTCCCTTGCCATACGGCATGTTCTGGTCTTGCTCCTTCATGTGCAGTTGTTTCAACATAATCACAATTCTGATCTTTTGCATACTGCAGATTCATTTCTGCTGCAGTCTGGTTTACTCCGGTAAGTACAGCCCTTCTTACCGCGACATCTAATTTATCGACATGCTGTGACGGATATAAGACTTCTGTTCCCTGCACTGCTGCCTCTTTGATCGCATCTGCAATTGCTTTGTCATAACTGAATGCTCCAGAACTAACTTTCATCTGTGCTTTATTACAAGCTTGTATGTAAGCTGACTGTGATCTTACTGCGGTTGTCATCGTGAGATTATCAAGTTCCTGGCATGTTTTTCTGATATTTGCTTGCAAGATTCTCTGCATTCCATTGGACTGATTTAACTTAATATCTTCTTTGCCTGCCTGTTTGTAATATACAGCCTCGTTCTTTAAGTTCCTAACACCTGCTTCTTCATACATTCTCTGAACTTCATGCTTTTGATATCCAGATACCTGACTTACTCGCTTGATCGTATCTTTATAAACAAGACCTGCATTCTGTAAAACTTCAGCCTGATGTTTTGTTGACTCTGATACATTTCCCATCTTTACAATTCTTTTTGCCATATCAGATATGATCGCTATTGTCAGAGTGTCAATGATGCCAAGTAACTGATCGGAGAACTTTTCCAAATACTTCGGATCAAGCATCTGTGATCACCTACTCTTCCTGGATGGTAAAACGATCATCCTGTGCCGGCTCATTTTCAATGCTTCTTCCTCAGATACGCCATACTTGGCCGCAATGTATATTTCTTTTCGGATCAGTCCTGCAGTTGCATCCTGCTGCATACTCTGCAGTTCCTGTTCTTTGTCGATCACGATCGAATCGTCCCAGTCAAAACTGATCTCGTATTTCTTGCCACCATTTAGATTAGCAAGCTGTGCGATCACATCCATTGCATAGACTAATTGTTCTAATGCTTTTTGCAGCGCTTTCTGGATATCAGATACTGTGCTGTATGATCGCTGTTTACTCGCCTTAATTTCTTCTGCAGTCTTATCGACTGTGTTTGGATCACTTAATGTTCCATAAGCGAGACCTACGTTAAACTCAATCCTGCGAAGAATTGTATTGAATCCATTGATAAGACTTTCGTCACGGATTGGAGGTGCAAACACTTTGTACTGGTCCCGATCCTCGTCAAAGTCCATCATCCGAAAGAGTCTTTCTTTTCCTTTTGGAAGATCAAATTCTCCGTTTTCTTTACGTTTAAATAACCCAATGTCTGCATCGATCGCTAATTCAGACCCTTCATATTCCCATAAGATTCTCGTCCATTGATAATCAGCTTCTTTGATATCATCGATTGCTCTGGAATATACAGATACTCCCAACGGAGATGAATCATCGACATTATTTGCATTTGGTATCTTGAAGTATGCGAATAACGGATTTTTCACGTTTAAGATCGTGACAGCTTCTTCCAGATTTGCCCACTCTGGTACAGCACTAAGCGGTACTTCTTTTCCCAATACCTCAACATTATCAAGATCCTGTCTTACAAAAGCCTTATTCATAATGTGATATGTAGTGTTCTCATCATGCTGATGGTATTCCAATCTTGTATATACCTGTTTCCCGATCGTTACAGTTTCCATAAAGACCGCTGCGATAACTTCCCCTCTGGAATTAAATTTCGTTGGGAAAAAGTGATCAGCTTGGACCATGTCAACTTCAATGTGTCCGTCAGAAACATAAGGCTTCATTGCAAGTCCACCTTTTGCACAGGCATATTCCGTATACGTTCGTATGTTATCAGTCACGGTTTGGTATTCATCGTTGAGAAACTTATTTCCTGTGATCTCGGTCTTTAATTCCAGTGTAACAAGCCTTGCAAATTCTCCGGCAATAGCTGCAGGTAACCCACAAAGCTTCAGCTCTTTTTTTTTCCAAGGCGGTTGATTTTTATACATCTTCGACCAGAGATCAATTTCTCTTGCCATCTTGTCCGATACGGCAACATCAACTCCGATCGCATCCCTGATATTTTCTTTCCCAAGCATTTTTCTTATCACCTGCCTTATTCGCTCAATAATTTCTTTTATCATTTAATCAACTCCATTTTCGTTCACGTCTTACGATCGTGTAAGCAAAATATCTCACTGCATCCATGCAATTGTGTATAATAAAACCACCACAAACACTAAAGTTGTGGTGGTTCTTGACTTCCATATTATATACATCTGCTTTTCCTATGGATTTAACGCTTTTTATTTTTACATACTGGACAGTATTTTGTTTTTTGGTACTTATTGGCAACATATTCCTTGCCACATTTACAACAAATTTTAATAACATCATCAACTCCCGATTTTCGTCTCCATGCCGATTTGCATTTATTTGAGCAAAATCTTGATCTTGTTTGTGTGCTAACAAATTCTTTATTACAATACTCACAAACAAACTTTCTTGGAACTTTCATCTTCCCTTTCATTTGCTCATAATGCTTTTTGTGCCATTCGCTCCCGTCTTTGCTTTTGTGCCAATCTTTAGAAGCGGGAATAGCATTTTCTTTTAAGTTTTTTAACATATCATCATAATTGTTTCTTGCCTTCTCCTCTGCGTGTAATCGTGTATGTTTACTATTTGTCATCAATTCTAAATTTGAATTTTCGTTATTGCTTTTATCCTCATCTTTATGATGTACAGAATATCCATTTGGAATCTCACCATTTTCACATTCCCATATATATACATGAAGCCTTCTGCGTTTTCCGTTTATTATTCTTGATGATAAATAGTACCCTGTCCGCTTGTCTTTTCTGAATTTATATCCATTATATAATGCCAAGTCTCCGTTTTCTAAATATTCTACCATTTAACGCACCTCCTGATATAAGATTATCATTTCTTTATTCTTATATCAAGTATCGAATCGTGTCCAGTTAGATCGTTTACTTTTTTCCAACCATTTTGAGTAAATATTAAATGATTGGCTGTTGCCTTGATTGTTCTTCCATCTTCCATCTCTATTTCAAATACTTCGACATTCTCCCTTGTCTTCCTCACATTATAGTATGTAGAAATTTCAGGTTTTCTTCGCCTTAAATTATAGCAATGTACTTTTCCTGTTTTACCAACAAGCTTTTCTATTGGAATCGGACCATCAATTGTATCAATAAGCGTATCACCAGTTATGCAATGATCATGCTGCTTAATCGGTTTATCTTCTCCACGTTCCAATGCCTTGTCATCCCAGATATAAGAACCGAACTCTTTGATTGTTTCTTTACAACATTCAGAGAACTGTAATACACTTAGATTTAACAGATTTCCGACAAATCGAATACCATCAAGTACATCATTCTTTGCTTTCTTAACCTTAAATCCTCGTTTCTTAAGTTCTGCGATAAAGGATGCGGCTGCCGGATCGACAATGATTGATTCAACATTGATTCCTTCCAGGAACTCTTCCATGCCATCTGCATATTCTCCGTCTGTCTTCTGCGTAGTCTCATCTCGGCCAGAATAGTAATATTCCTTTGTAGCAACCCACTGTCCCTTGTGATTCTTTTCCCACAGAAGATATACTGTCGCATTCTGTGTACCATAATCGACACTGACATATTTACTGCCGATTGCTGAATAATGTTCTGACGTGACATGCTTTTCTTTATTAAACATGTCATAGATAATTCCCTCAGCTACAGCCCACAGGCCCTCAATATATCGATTGTAAAACACCCCGGTATACATTGCTCGATATCGTGCTTTAATTCGCTCAGATAAGCTTAAATTGTCGTCCATCGTAAAGTGTAGATAGACAAGTTTCTTTTCATCTGCACGATCAATCCAGTTAGTTTTAAACCAGTGATACGGCCCATCTGGGTTACAGTTGAACCAATATTTTGATCCATCAACAGAACAACGTCCTGTTGCCTGATTAACAAAAGATTCAGGCATCAATGCAACTTCATCAAAAAAGACTCCTGCAAGTGTGATACCCTGTATCAAATCCTGGGATCGCTCATCCTTACCGCCAAAGATGTAAAAATAATTTTCTTTGCCACCTCTCCGGATAACAACTAAGTTATCAGCTCTATGATCTTCAACGTGATACCCTCGACTCTTAAGCATAAGCTTTAACCAAAAGAGTACGTTTCTCCGGAAAGAACCGATCGTTTTCCCACACATACCAAAGTTCTGTCCGTTGAAGGTTTCCATTGCCCACATTGCAAAAGATAAGCACATAGAAATAGTTTTTCCCGATCGGATCGCTCCATCTGCTATGATTCCATCTTGATCATGTACGGGTGAATTAGGTAGCCACCAGGTAAGTATCTTTTTCTGCTTCTTAGAGAACGGCCGAAACTTAAAGACAGCTTTCTTTATTCTTCTTCCCATACATCTGCCACCTCACCTTTTAAGGCTTCGATGAATCCATCGTCTTCTGTCTCTTCTTCGGATGTTCCGGACATGATCGCTGTCTTAGCTCTGATCTGCTCAATCTTAGCTTTCTGTTCAGCTGTAGCAATGTCCATATGGTCTGCAAGCCATTGCAAAGCTTTCATCTTATCAACCAGCTTAATGCTCGCTCCGTCTTTTCCTTGCTTCACTTCCGTGATCAGCGTTCCATCAACATCTTCAGATTGTTTGAATTTCACAGTATTGACTTCTTTTTCGAGAACTTCTTTTTCTCCAGTTTCTTTGTTTTCTACCATTACTGGACCAAAAGCACCCATAACTTGAATATTTTCTCGCCCAAACGATACATAATCTGTTACATCCGCAAATGCAATATCCATAAACTTTTGAAAGATATCTTCCTGCTTTAGCAATTCTCTGTTCATATGATTCTGCTTTAGCTGTTCAATCTCTTTTCTGATCACTTGATTCTTCATAAGCCTGCTTCCTAATACGGCAGCAGATGCATAAGTACATCCTGGATAAGCTTTCATGTAAGCTTTCGTATAATTAAACATTCTGGATTGGTACAAACAAAAAAGCTGCTGCTGATCGGTAAGTTCATCGTTGATCACGACTTGACTTACATCCTCTGCAACGGCTTCTTTTTTGTGTGCACCCTTTTTATTTTGTGTGCACCCCTTTTGGATGCATCCTGTCTTTTTGTTCCTCGACCATGCGTATCGTTTCTTCCACGATTTCACAGTATTTATCGAGACTCCATACTTGGCAGCAATGTCTTTATACTTCATTCCGGCCACGTAATCGGATTCTGCCAATATGTAGTTTTTTTCTTCATTCAAACATTACCACCTTCTTTCTTATTTCTTAAATGGACCTCCGGGGACTCGAACCCTGGACCGATCGGTTATGAGCCGACTGCTCTGACCTGCTGAGCTAGAGGTCCTTATGCCGGATTGCTCCGGCTTTTATTCTTCTGTGTGACATGTATTTGTCAGCTTCTTATACACGTCCTCATATAGTTCCTGTTTGTCTCCGTTGTACGTGTATTCTGCATAGATACCGTCCCCACTTACTGTAGTAGATACCAGGCATTTGTAATTTTGCAAGGTCTTGCAGCTCCATACAACAAATACATTACTCAGATCAACCGGTTGAACGTCGTTAAGTCCTTTGTATGGGTTATCGCTCTTGTTATACCAATCAACCATTTTTCTTTTGCAAACACTCTGGAAGTGATCCATTCCTGTAATAATCATGTTAATATCTCCTTATTCTGCAAACATCCAATCTTCTGCTAACATATCCGCCTGGCTTGCTAACCATCCCATTTGTACGCCAGACGTGCCGATAAACGCAATTGCTTTATTTCCAATATCGTTGTGATCACAATTAACGATCGTTCCGTTTGCCGCCTTGTATGAAATTCCTGTTGCAAGCTGAATATACTGGTTCTTTCCGTTCCAACCTGTTCTTTTAACTTTAAGACCACGTTTCAAATATTTAACAGCATCCCCAAAACTAAATGTAGCCACTCCACCAAGCACAGGACAGTTCTCTGGATTTGCCACAATCCATTCATTAGATAAGATGTTAGACAGTGTATACTCAACTCTCTGTGTCTCTCTAATATCAAGTAGATCTCCCTGTCCTTTGTCAGTGTCTTTCGGTCTGCACTGCATCATAATTGTTTGCTTTTCTGCATCCCAGTACCAATATCCACCCCAGGATGGAAGTTTTACCTTATGACCTTTTTTCATTAATTCAAATGCATCTTTAAAATTCATATCTCTTTCCTTTCTAAATTTAGACATAAAAAGACTCGGGGTCCGAAGATCACCCGAGTTCATTCATAAGTAAAAAGAAGAGGACTAATTATGAATATTCATTCATCATTTTTCCTACGACAGTGAGCGACATTTATTCATTTTCTGCAAAAAATCTTTCATTTCTCTTCTGCAGGTTCTTTTCATTGTACGCAATCTTTCTTTTAGGATGCATAGCATTCATTCTGTGGGCAACCTGCGTCCATGTCATTCCATCGATATAATACAGTCGGAAAATAGTTCTCAATTCGCTCTTCTCAATGCTATTTATATATTCTTCTGCCTGGTTCATAAGCTCCAGAAGTTCATTCTCTTTTTCAATCAACATAGCTTTTCGTTTATTAAGCAGCAGCTTCTTTCTGCTAAGTTCTGGTACTGGCATACCTTCCACCACAAAATGCTGTATCCCACCAATACCGCCGCTTACTGTGTCTTTTACAGTTCCTTCTTCTGCAATTCTGAAGATCTGCTTTTCAGTCTCTGTGATTCTTCTCCTTAAATCTTTAATTTCTTCTTTCATGTCACAATATTGGATCAGTACGTTCTTGTCCACGTTCTCCCCTCCTGTTACGATTTATTATCTGCTGCCTTATCCGGTCTGTCATTTCCTGGTACTCTTGTTTGTAATGCGCCCGATCGGCACAAATGCCCATGCAGATTATCTCTGCACAGGCTTTGCATGGATCAATCATATCTGCCTACCGCTCTTTCTTTTCATCTGGCGGTTTCTTATGATCGCTTTTCTTGCATTTGAGTAATAAGGCCGTGATTCTTTCTCTCTTCTTCTTAATTCCTGTTCCTTTGCCTTCCAGGACAGATACTTCTCACATCCTGTCTGACAAGCAACTCTCTTTGATCCGTGTGATCTATCTTTACAATTTAGGCACGGACAATCTCTATATGCCATTTATGTATCAACTCCTTCGACTTATTCTTCAACTAATATTTCAACTAATCTAATAATTAGTTCAACTTTCGTAGCGGACATTTGCTGCATACTGTTTCTATCAGCTCATCATAGTCTTTTATTTCGCTTGGATACTTGCAATAGTTATCACAGATGTTGCTTTTTATTTCATCAAAAAATTCTGTTATTGTCTTTGGTTCCTCTTTCACGACACCTGTAAGATTCTCTGTTATTGTCATAACTCATCCCTCTCTTTCGCTGCGGCACAGAGTGACATCACTGCCACTCCTGCAACTGCTCCAATAAATAATCCGCTTAAGAATCCTACAATCATCGTTATTCCTCCTGTGTTATATCGAAGTTTTTTTCTAATACTTTTTCTATAGTCAATAATTGTTCTAAGCTACATGTTCTTTCTGATATTCTATATTTGGAAAGTTCTTTCATTAGCTCATGTTTCCTGATATGCTTTTCAGCATCACTCTCTGTCAGACATAAGACGGTTGGAAAAGACGGGGCATAGTTTGTAGCTGGAATTGCAAATTCAAATCGGGCGCATGATTCATGATCAATCAGAAACTCCCTTGCTCCACATTGTGTGTAATCAGTCGTCAATTTTTTTCTTCCAATTTTTTCGATATGGCATTCTTCTATATCGTAATGGCGATATCTATTGTTTTTGTCAAATACAATAAATGCAACATAAACTTCCATTCCGATAAATAATTCCTTTTTATTTATTCTCATGTTTTACTCCTGTTCTTCTTCAATCCTCTTTGCAAGTTCTATTATCTCTTTCATTGTCTCTTCGCTTATTCCTTCAATGATTTTAGCTAATGCTTTTGTATTTTGTTTATTCATTTTCCTCGCTCCTTAACTTTCTTTAACAATTACTTGATCTTAATGACTCTCTGTCCTCTGTCGTACTGATTAAGTATCTGTTCTAGTGCTTTTTCTGCTTCCTCTCTTGTATTACATGTCTTAACAGTTTCATCTGTTTCTTCTGTCATCTCACATTTAACAAGGTATTCCTTTTTCCCTTCTTTGTACTGATGCTCATATATCCATATACTTCTGACATATCGTATATTCACAATCGTTTTATCTTCGACTTGTATTAACATAGATATCCACTATCTCCTTTCCTTCTCACACCAGACGCATCCCTTATCACATTTGATACGAACCCTTAGCTTCTGCTGCTTGTCTGGACATAACTTCATATCCTTAATTGGCTTGCCTGCAATCTCACAGATGTAGCCTTTAAATTCTTTCTTGTTTACCATACTGCCACCGCCTCATGTAAATGTTCTCTTAATACATCTGCTGCTTCGTGCTGATCTTCATGTTCCAATAACCTGATCACATTCGGCAATACTCTACGATCTTTATCAAAAGTAATATCTTGATTCGATGCAAGCATTTCTACATTCATGTCAATGTTGTATTTTGTTTTCAACTCCATAGCCATATCCACATATGTCACATAGTGTTCTGCATAACCATCTAATTCAAAATTCCATAAGGTGTTTTTGTCATACGCTTCTTTGAATCTTCGCAATCTTTTTTCTCCGAAACCTGTATCATGTGCTAATGTTGCAAGTACAACTGTCATGGTATTCTGATATATAGTCTCTGCTAAAATCTCGTATGCCCTTTTTAATTTGTCATTATCGATCAATAAGCCAATTCCCAGTGCTCCACGCATCTGCAATTCTTTTTGCAATCCATCAACACCTTTTTCCTTTGCGATACCCAAGGCATATCTCATTCCTGCCATTCTGGCTTCTTGTTCTTTATCAAGCTTCCCCATTCTGATCATCCTTCTTTCTCATCATTGCAATATCATAAATTGTCTGGCAAATCTCCTCACACACCTCTTCTGCATGATCATCTTCTGTAAGCTGCCTTACATATTTCTTTCCGCAAGCAACACATGTTAATCGCCGAATCTGCTCCCATGCACTCCATGCTATGAATGAATTTCCTAATGCATTTGCCATTAACGAATCTGTTCCGGATCCATTTGCATCTTTAAACCATTTATTTCTTGGTTCTTGTAATACTTTCTGTGTATCTTCTTTACATACACTCTTTTCGAGTTTTTCTAAAACTCTCTTTTCAACTCTATCTACGATCTCTTGTTCTTTTTGCTCTGTCATTTTTATCTCCTTCTACTCAAACCGACCTGCACCAGATCCATACTGGTGCCACGCCGTGCATCTCATGTTCTCTTCTTCCTGCTTCTTTAGTTTCTCAGCTTCTCTTTTCTTCTCATCCAGGCACTCCTGCCGATATTCATCATCCCACTTCTTTAATGTCAGCTGACTGATCGTTGTCAGCTCTGACAGCTTCTTGTAGCTTATCCCTGTTGAGATGATCAGCCGGACCATTCCTTTCTTGAAATTTTCTTTATATCTCATGTCGTTTTCTCAGACAGCTTGGTTCTTTACCTGATACAACGCCTTTATCTCTGATCGCTGATCTGTTATCTTTTGCCCGATCTTATAAAGTCTTGTGATTCTTCGTTTTTTGATTTGGAAAATTGTAAAAAACTAAATCTAATATTTGAGAAATTACATTTAAAAGAACCTGAAAAAATATGTTTGGTATTGATTGCTTGGTTAACAGTTACTTGAAGAATCCCTCAGGTAAAGAACCAAACTGTCTGATCGTACTCCTTTACTTGTGATATCCGGCACAATTGCCTATATAGTGCCATCTTAAATCCTTGCACTTTGTCTCGTTTGCCCCCCCTGTTATCTCAGGGTAGAAACGCTTATACCACTTCATCAGCGTTTTATGATCGATGCCGGAGGATCTACTGATCTCATTTGATGACATGTTATACTTGATCCACAGTGTCACAACACGTCTTTTAAATCCTTTGCTGTAATCTGCCATCAATTCTCCTTTCTGCCCACTGCCTTAGGCAGCAGGCTCATGGCTTATACTGGCTGTTTCTTATGCGGTTAATAGTTACATGTGGTATATAATTTAGCTCTCCGGCTGATCACTGCCTGCATATGATCCCTTTGTGCTGTTGCTGGTCACTTAAGATCACTCCTAAATCCACAGCTACCACGACTAATACTACGACTTTTTATTAAACAACAATCATGGTTTATAGTGTCTTGCAGGCAGTGATCAACCGGATAGTCTTATTTTTATTACATTGCTGCGAGTAACTTATTGATAAAGTACTGCTGCCCTTTTCCTGTAACTTTCGTTGTCTTGCTGATCTTCGTTGATCCATTTGGCTGATTGATCACTGTTTCCTTGATCTCGAATAGATCCATATCCATTGCTCGTTGCGTTGGCATATTCCAATCAGAGCCTTTTCTCTTGATCAGATAACCATTGCATCGCATCCATTCAAACAGTTTATTTTGCCCCGTCTGTACTCCGTTTTGACGAAGAATCTTAGCCAACTCTCCGATCAGGATAGATGTATCACTCGTGGAAACTGCATCCGCAAATATCTCTTTTGGCTTCATTCTTTCGTTATCCTCAATCAGTATTGCGTTGTCTGATTTGAGCTTGTCTATCGTTTTATCTGCCATCTTCAATGCTCTTGCAAATATCTGCTCTGGTGTATTCCAGGCTTTCTCAAGATCCAAGAAATACTGTCGGATTTGCTTTCCTTCAGGTGATCTCTGAATCATACAAATCTGCTTTGCCATGTCGATGGAAATCAGAAAGTCCGTCTGAGGTCTTCCATTGTGTTCTACAGTTTTACTCTTTTTTGAGTAAAAGTCTTTAGACTCTTCAAAGCCATATTCACACATTCTTGGAAACCAATCGTTAAATCTTGTTTTGATGTTTAACTTCTCATGTAAATCTCTTGCTGACACTGTTGGCTCTTCCGCTTCGTAGTTAACAGCAATCAATTTGCTCATTTCGTTCATGTCAAATCTCATCTCCTAACTGTTTCTGTAACAACTGCTGTTCCAAAGAATCAAAATCATAGTCCCTTTGACAATTTAATTCCCCCGGAGTTTTTTCACTCTGTATTCTTTCAGGTTTTTCGTAATTTGCATCCAAGTAATCTATGTATCCAGAGTTAAAAAACGTGCTGCCATTTTGAGGCTTTCTCCAGTCATCTAACGCCAAGTCCGCCTTGTATCGGTCAATGGCACGACTTAATTCGTCGAATCCGATATCAAGTAAACGCCTCTTATTGGCATCTGAGACTTTCCCCTTCCCACGTTTCTGAGGGTATAATTTCCAAACTCTCTCAAACAGTGCATCTGCTTCAGATTTGCACATAGTATTTTTATTTATATCTTTCTCTTTATCTTTATTCTTTATCTTTATCGGCTTTTTTGGGTTTTTAGTTTTTTTTTCGGTTTCTTCAAAACCCATTGGGTTTTTTGGGTTTTCTTCTAAGTCATTTTCCTTTTTAGGTCTTCCACCCTTTTTCCCATTTTCCCGATTAGAACTGCATCGATTTTCGTACTTCTTTGAATCACGATCCATCTGGCTTTGTATAAACGAAAATGCCATCATGGATATTCCATCAAGTTCTGGAACAACTCCTGATTCAGAGTAATCAATCAATGCCATCAATAACCGACCTCTCTGCTCATCTGTCAGTAATTTTAGTGGTTCCCGATATTCATGGTAGATCAGGAAGCTGCTCTTTTGCTTCATGTGATCACCTCGTTATTCGTAAATCGTACAGATCTCCATATTTCTTCAGGAAGATCTTTTTCTTGATCTTGAAAACATCTGTCTCCATACCTTTTACGTCTTCGATCACACCTTTGTTCACTGCGTGATCGAAGTAAGCAAAGTCTGCTCTGTACGTAATCGCTCTGATCACCTTCCCTCTGTAAACGAATTTATCCTGAAGGACCACGACTGGCTGTAATTCCAGATGTGAGATTTTTCCTGCTTCTTCTAATAGCTTTAATTCCTGATATCTTTCTGCTTCTCTGATGCTGTCAAACTTGATCCCATCAACTATCGTTTTGTGATTGTTGTACTTGTTGGGTCTGTTGTAATTCTTCCAAGCCATCCTCCTGCTCCTTTACTATGATTCCATAAACCTTATACTTCTTCTGGAAAGCTTTCTCTCCGATCGTATGATCTTCTGTATGATGCGTTCTGCATAGGCATATCTTTCTGTAATCGCTGTCGTCTACGGCCCTGCGATCATTTCCCATGCCAATCTTGTCAACGTGATGTATTTCTCCTTTGCGGCCACAGATCGCACATACACGATTCTTGATGCAATAATACAGATACCTTCCAATATCATCTACTCGGTTGATCGCCAAATCGGATAATGGGATTCCCTGCTCTAAGCAGAACTCCAACAACATTGAGATAAACTCTCTTGCTGTATCAACTGTGCATGTCCCTAAAGAGAAATATTCGTTTCCTGTCCGTATGATATATTCATACTTCATGATCTCTTTCATCTGTTCAGGAAGATAACCAGTATAGTCTGCGATGTCTCTGATCGTTGCGTATGCCTTTTTCCTCTGTGCATTTGTTATTGTTCTACCATCATCCAACCGAAGCTCCACATCATGGATTCGCTTATCCAGAATCGCATTAAACAGATTTTTCTCCGGAACAAAGACTTTCATCTCTGTTCCTTCGATATCTGATCTGATTCCTGTTATCTTTGCTAATTCATACATTGATTACTTAGTCTCTTCTTCCTTTGGCGGTCTGATATCGTAAAGGAATACTCTATTCTTTGTCTTTTTATTTTTGATCGACAAAGCCACAATCTTTTTGTTTTCAATGATGATCTGTTCTACATAGAACTTATCGTATGTAGTTAGTTTTCCATTTCTTCCTTTGGTAATTTCTACACACTCTTTTGGAATCCAGATAAACGGTGCTGTATATAATTCTCTTCCGATTCCTAGGTTAAAACATGCACGTTTAAAACTGTCCGATGCTTGTCCTTTTTCTTTCTCCGTATAGGACTCAACACCCACATCCTGTTTGTATATCCATTCCTTCTTTTGATCATCATAAACTTCAACTGTACAGAAGAGATTCCCGCCGATTATTTCGTGTGATCTTCTCCATCCTGTAACTCCCAGTGTTTCATCCAGGATGTTCATGTCGCACCTTGCATCTTTATACAGCAGCAGAGAGCATCCTTTTTCATTAACAGTTGCAACCCTGCATTCGATTTCATCCTTGTTTAAATCTCTGAATTTCATGTGCTGCTCCTATCTGATTCTTAGACTTTCTGTCTGAACCAATTCAATGTTTTCGTTAAAAACTGCTCCTTCTTTCAGTGCCTTGATCAGTCCTTTTTTATCAATTTTATCTGGTTGTTTGATTCTGTACTCTTCTGGTACCAGTGATTCATCTTTGATCCTTACACTTGCCGGATTTTTCTGGATTCCAAAACTGAACAGTGTTGTTTTAAATTTGGTTTTTCCTGTCTCGATCATGGCATTTTCAAGATTCTGTTTGATCGCTTTTTTGTTGTTTACTACAACTCTTTTCATCTCTGTCAGTCGTTTGATTTCGCTGCTGATTGCTTCTTCTTTACCATCCAGGGAACGAAGAACTTTTGCATACCCATCTGCTTTGTCTTCAAATTCATAGTCCATTCCTTCCAAAGTGTCTTTGATATCTGCCTGCGTCAGATTCTGTTCTTCTGCCATATCAAGCAGTTCTTTGTATTCTGCTGTCAGTTCATATAATGTCGCCATTTTATTTATCTCCTTCTTTAGTTGTTACCACTTTTGATAATCCATATTTTACTTTTAAAGCCGCTTGAATCATTTGAACATTAGTCTTTTGACCGTCATCCAAATCCTTTTCCAGAGTTTCTGCAATAAATTTAAGAACAGCAACGGTAATGTCATTTGCAGCCGCAGGAACCGGATTTACACAACCGCCGATTTCAAACAAAATGATATCAACAACTTCTTCTATTTTGTCTGCTGCTGTGTCTACAAGACCTAACTCTCTTAATAAACAACTTTCGAGAATTTTTTCTCTTACTTTCCGCCTTGTTTCATTCTTCATTGCCACTTCCTCTTCTTTCTTCTAATAGTTCGATCAATCTCTCTTTGCACTTGATTGCTCGTTCTTTTTGCTGATGACCCCAATAGTCTCCTAAATAAAAACTGAATTTCTCTTTTCTGCCCTCTTCTTCTGACCATCCATCTGGGGAAATCTCAACATCTAACTGTGCAACATGTCCATAAAAATCAACAAATACTGTAGGTCCTAAACATCTGCCTTTCTTTCTATGTTCTACTTTCCCATCTTCTCCTTCTTGGATTTTCATACATAACGCAAAAATCTCTTGTGCAAGTTTTATTGGTTCTATTTTTTCTTGATCTGTGTTATACTGTTCTTGTTTGTTTAGCAATGTGCTCATTGGAGTTGCCGCTCCGTGGGCACTTTTTTCTTTTATCAACTTCTTTACGCTCTGATATGTTGCGATCTCTCTTTCAAGTAAAACAAGTTCTGCTTGATTATTTGATACCTGAATAACTCTTTCGATGTTTCTGTTCTGAATATTGATTCGTTCATCAAGCTCTTTCAGAATTTCTTTCTCATTTATCAAACCTTTTCACTCCTTCCTCGTAGATCATCGCTGTGATCAGACACACTGCAGCTAATTCTTTAAAGATTCCCATTGCGATCAGCACTGCTGCCGTGCAAATCATGGCTTTTGTTTCTGTGTGCATCTTTATACTCCTTTCTCATACGCTTATCATTTCAGTCACAAAAAACTTTTTTGCATTTATGAAATATCTGTGCTTATTTTCACTCGTCCGGATTGCATATCCCCATGGAAAAATTCCTTGAATCAGTCCTTTTTGTATTGATCCAACACTCATCCCCATTAAATATGCAACTTCTTTCGGGGTTAACGTCTCTATTTTTTTTTTAGGAATTACTATCTCTTCGAAGTAATTCTCTGGAAGATCAAATGCTTCTGCGATCTCATTTCTCCTCGCTTTTGTTGGTTCTGAATCTCCAGACATCCATTTGCTAACGGTTGACCTACTCACACCGCAGATCCTGGACAACTCTACTTGGTTGATATTTTGATCTACCATTACTTTTTTAAGCCTGTCCTTGAACACTTTCATCACCTACCTTTCTTCAGATGGCTTAATTCCCTGCCCGACGATTGAGTGCTATTTTTAATTAACCAATTTAGGTAGGATTTCAGGATTCTGTGCATCGGGCAGGGAATTAAGCCATCTGCTATTATTCTGTTGTCTTTCTTTCATATATCTCCTATACTTAATTCACAGGACACTGCCATGTCCGAGTCTTAAGAGAGGAGTATTCTTAATGGAAAATTTGTTATTTAAACTTACCGAATATCAATATGAAATTCTAACGGCAATATTAGAATGTCCTGGGCAAAATCCTGGTGATTTCTTTTTCGATTTTCCGTCTATTGATGGATATGTAGAAATGTTTTTAAATGCAAATCTCGTATCCATAAACGAATCTGATGAAGTTTCTATCACTGAATTAGGCCGCGCTCATTTGGCTGAATTTGAGCTTCAACGAAAAATAGAAAAGGAACGAGAAGCAAAATATCAACAGCAAATAGATGCCATTACATCTATTGCAGAGACCGCCAAACAAAATGCATTATCTGCAGAGGCGGATTCAAAACTCTCTAAAACTATTTCTATTCTTTCTTTGATTGTTGCAACAGCCTCTGTCATGGTAGATATTTTTTTAAAATGATTCCACCAATGCCTAAAATAATTACAGCTATTCCCTGCAATATAACAGCTATTTGCAGGGATGATATTTTTTGTTCCTGGCAACGCTGTTTTTCTTTTTGCTTAGAAATCGCAGAATAGATCGCCCATCTCATTTCTTTACCTGTTACTCCATGCAGAATAGTTTTTAACTCTTCTGATTCTTCTAGCTGTTTTTCTTTTAACTGCTTATCTAGATT